ATAGTTGTTCACAGCACCTTCTAGGATTTTTTGTGAATAAATTCTACCATTACGATTCTTTTCCTCTGCAACCATATAAGGACCAACAATATAGAGACATTTTTTGCCGTCTTCTGTTGTCTCAGTTACATACTTTACATCTTGAACTGTTTCCGTGATTAGTTTCATTTATTCTTCCTCTGTTTCTTCTTCTGACTCTGAATATAAATTATTTGCAATTTCTTGTTTTCTATATTCTAATTCATCTCCTGCTTTTGCATAAAGATTATCAAAAACATTTTTTCTAAATCCTTCAATATCACCATTCAATAATTTATTAATAAAATCGTTCATATTTTTTTTCCTTTATAATATATATTATTTTAAAATGCTCTAGGTGGATCAAACAATAAATTTTGACAATTACCAAATCGATAATTTCCGTCCCCGCCGCCCGGATTATCCAATTCTTCAGTTCCCGCACCACCACAACACTCTCCTTCAATATATCCTGGATCACCTTTGTTATAACTCGTCCTGATCCCGAAACCTCCAGGTAAATTTATATATTTTTGGGGGCAATCAAAAAATCCTGAAGAACTGCCATCTGCAGAAGCAATACCGCCCCCTCTACGCATACTCTGTTCTAATCGTTTTTTAAGAATTTCATTTTCTCCTTTAAAATCTAGATTACCACTACCATCATCCACACCAACACAAAACGGCGGTGATCCCGATGGCGGATATATAAAAGTTTCTTCCCATACATCTTGTTCAGGACAGTCTTCGCAAGAACCTGAAGTTCCTCTTGTTAAATAAGGCATAGCTCCATATACCTCGTTGTCACAATTTACGAAAAACCACTGGCCAGTTACTCTAAAGTCACCCGGTCCACAACTATTACTTGGATCAAAACCATTAAATGGTGGATCTTCTCTGCAAGGAATACCAGTTGCATTTGCAAGTTCTCCATCTATTGGAAAACAAGAATTTGAAAATAATGAATTGTGAGTTTCGGGTGGTAAATCAGAAGGAATAATAATCCAATCTAACCAAGCACCGGATCCTGATCCCCATTTTTCATTGCTTGCGTTATAAGCGGGAGCACCATTAACTGTAACAGCACCATATGATACTTCACAGCATGTAGGAACATTTTCACTATTTTCGTCTAATAAACCTTCCAAACATGCTTGACAACTACTATATGAATTAATAACACCTGCTTGTTGAAAACTACTTACGTTTCCGTAAATACTTCCACCAAGTGCCATTGGGGCGTTAGTCACAACATTACCAGCATAACCACATCCTCCACTATTAAGTGAAAACGCACCTCCTCCAAAATCACCAACTAATGTAAAAGGTCCGTTACCACTTTCAGGTGTACCAAAATCACCACCTATATCAGTATCTGGTATTGGACAAGTTTGTACATTATCATTTTCATCATTGTTACTTGGATTTTGTCTTGTTAAACAATTACCATTACCAACGGTAGTATAAGAAGTCCCGCAGTCATTACCAGAAGAAGAACCTGAAAGTGGGTTTGAATTTAATAAAGGAAAACTACCACCATTTGGTCGTAAACCAGATAACCAAATTTGAATTGGATCATATACTTGAAAATTTTGTCCCCCAATATTATAAACGCTTCCAAATGCTCCACTTCCGGAAGATCTATTCCAACAACCTGCTACAGAACCACTTGTGCAATTAACCACACATTGATAGTTATTACCACCGCCATTACATACATCTAACCCTATCCAATAACCAGCACCAGCGATAAAAGAATTGTTTACTCCAAGAGTAGCCGATCCCCCTGTTGCCCAAGTGTTGTATGCGCTTAAAAGATTTTGTGTGTTTTCGGAATTAGAAACAAAAAGACCTGTTATTTGTTGTATGTTACCATAATTTATAGCCTCTAAATGATTAAAAGCAGTACAAGGACCGCTTGCTTCATCTCCGGCATCTCTTTCAGAGAATGGAGGACAATCTCCACATAAAGATACAAATCCACTAGTAAATGATGAAGTATAAAATTGACTACAATCTAAATCTTGACATTTTTCTATACTATAATTATAAATTCGATCTTGGTGAGATGAAACCACAGCAGAATCAAAAGAAATACTTTTAAATACAGTAACTTCGTCTTTTGATAATTTTGAAAGAAATTTTGGTGGATAACTTTCTAAGTCTATTAAGAATGAAAATGCCATTTTATCTTGTAATGTTTGGTGTTACTACGAATCGTCCTTGTAAAATTCTATAAACAACTGCGTTTGGGTGATTTATAATATCTTGAGAAAATATTACTTCAATATCATATAAAAAATTTCCATAATTCACTGAAGACATAATATTTGACTGTATTGTTAATATTATATTCGCTTCGTTATTATTTATTCCACCATCTTTAGTTTGTATTTGTATATTAGAATATGATAAATCGCTCTGACCTGATAAATTTCCTATTAAATCACTATCTCCCTCTATTGGAATAATATCACCATCAACACTATCTCTCACTTGCATTCTTACATATGCTTTAAACGGTAAAATATTATTATTTGAATCTTTAGGAAATCTATCTTCAAATCCTTCTATTGTTTCTACAGGAGGATTTAATAAATTTACAGACTTTTTGTTTTTGTCCATAAATTTTATTTTTAAACGAAAACTTGAACCTTCATCTGTTATTATATCATAATAGGCTGCTGGCATCAAATGTTGCCCCCCTTGCGCTTTCGGATGACACTTGTTTATTTATATCGTCTTGTTCTTGAGGACTACCACCAGATTGTAGCTGTTGTTCTTCAGATGTCTCTGCTGACATCATCGCTTCTTGTTGGACTAATTGTTGTTTTTCGAATTGTATTTGTTGTTCTTCTTGAATTTCTGAGTCTATTTCTTGTATATCCATATCAGTTTGACGAAGAAGATTCTTTCTTAACCATCTATCAGAATAAAATTTACCAGAATAATCAGCAGCATCTCTTAATATTGCTATACGGTCACGAAGAATTTCTGCTTGTTTAGATTCTGCAAAATAAGAATCAGTTGCATATTTAAATCCTATATTTTGATAAATTTGATCCCAGTCTTCTTGATTCATTACTTGACGAGAGAGAAGTTGAACTCGCATAAAGTTTAAAAATAGTTCACTAAATTTCATACGAATTCTATTAATAAATTTAGAAAATTTTAATTCATCTCTTGAAATTTCAGAGGCGCGACCCATATTAAATCCTGTGTTTGCTTCAATACGAGATTCTGGAATATTGAGTGCTTTTAGTAATTTCTTTTGGAAATATAGAACATCTGCCATCTCTCCTAGATTTTGACCACTAGGTAGAGTTGAAATTTCTGTTCCACGCCCACCTTCACGACGAGGTAGCCAGTAATCTTCCAACATGCTCATGTGTTTACGATCATCACGAATTTCTCCGCTATTTGCATCGTAAACAAGTTTGTTACGGAATCTATTCATTTGATCCCGCATATATTGTTCTGCTTTATTCTTTGGTAGAGAACCAACATCGATATAAAATACACGACGCTCTGGTGCTCTTGCCCAACGATAAATTACAGTAGCATCCTCAACCATTCTTAATTGATTAAGTGGTTTAATTGCTTTGTGTAAAAATCCTATAACTCTTTTACTCGAATGATCATATAACCCTGAATTTATATGATTGATAGTATCTGAAGAAATTTTCAATCCCTTTGTATCATAAGGATTTAATTTTTCATAATTAGAGAACACATAATATTCTCTTACATCTTCTATAATTGGAATATTTCCCAATTTACTATTTTTCTTTACTTCACGAATTTTCTTTATTAAAAGTGGATCTATTGCGCGAATTTCTTTTATTCCTTGAGTGGTATCATCGTGAAGAATGTGGTGATAATATAATCTACCATCAATATACCATCTTCTAAAAATTTCTTGTGCTTTATTGTTAAAATTAAGTAATTGTAGAATTTTTGAAAATTCTTCATGCATTATTTGTTTTATTTCATTTGGTACTTTAACCTTATCAAGATCAAGTTCAACTATAGTGCCTTTAGCATCTTCAGTTATTGTTTCATTCACAATATCATCAATTGCTTGATCAAGTTCTGCGTGAATGCTCATTTCACGATATTTTCTAATTAAATCAACATCTGCTTTTAAAGTACCATCAAGATCAATATAAGATCCTTGATATCCTCCGGCTTCTACTACGGATGCACCGTCCTCGAAGTCTTTAGGAACAAAAGATTCTATTTTGTTCTGTTGTTTATTTTTTTTACCAAATGTAAATCCAAATAATTCAAATACCATAATAAAAATCCTTATTTAAAAACACCAGAAAACAAATTATCGACTAGATCCAAAACCGAAACTTGTTGACCCTGTATTTATACCAAACGCAAAGGATGAGTTTTGACCACTTGTTCCAACACCAACTCCACTGCCTGCTCCACCCACTCCAATTGCCGCTCCAGAACCAATACCACCAAAACCCCCACCGCCGCCACCGCCGAAACCAAATCCTGGAACACCAAATCCTCCAGCACCAGCAGCTGCAACTGCGCCAGGACCAACTCCACCGATACCTGCTACACCGTTGATTTGGAATGGAGAAGAACTTGTTACAAAATAAGAATATTTGAAAGTAACATTAAAATCAGAAACAGTATCGTTTTGATCGTAACCTAATTGGACTGCTGCAATGTTATCTGGCCAAAGATCAAAAAATTGATACCATTTAACTACTTGGTAATTTCTAGAAAGTTGTGCTACTGTAGCAGAACCAAATGCTCCACGGGGATTTGCAAATGGTGTTGTGTTTCCTGCATAAGAGTTGAATAATTCATTCCAATATTCAAAAACATTTCTTAAAGACATACCTTGATCATTGATAATATCGATTGTCCAATCTTCGAACTGACGATCACCTGGGTATTTTGCAATACGACCTAAGTATGGAACATTTACTTCGCCCAAAATTGACGAAGGTAATGTTGCTGCTTTACAAAAAAACTGCAATTGTGGTAGTGGACCAACTGGACAAACTAAATTTACCGAATAAAGATTTGGTCTTGAACCGCCATCGAAGGCTGACATGAATGAATTAATTGATGAGTCTGCCATTTATTTGCTCCTTGATT